AGCAGTTAACTTACAAGGTAGAATCAAAGGTGGTAGAGAATATAGACCGATGGACTTCGGTGTAACACCTAAGTATATGAATCGTTGGTGTGTTGATAAGAAAGTATTTCAACAGAAACAAAGAGTATATGGTGGAACTATATTGATAGACGCATCAGGTTCTATGAGTTTCTCAGGAAGAGATATCTTAGAGATTATGCAAATGCTACCAGCTGTAAAGATAGCTATGTATAACTCTACCTATGAAGATGATAATAATTCTTATGGTTATGGAGAAGTAGGTTCTTTAAGGGTTATAGGAGATAATGGTAAACGAGTTACAACTGAATATTTAAATAAACATTCAGGTGGGGGTAATCTAGTTGATGGACCAGCTTTAAAATGGTTATCACAACAGAAACCTAAACGAATATGGGTATCAGATATGTATGTATTTGGTAGAGATAATACCAGCACAGGTAACTTGTTACAGGAGTGCCACCAGATAATGAAACAATCTGGAATAACTAGACTAGCCGACATAGATGAAGTTAAACGCTTCGCTTTGGAGTTAAATCGGCTACAATGAAAGGAAAGTAGCACTAGATAAACACGCAAGTGTGCATAGTACTCCTTTCCTATGTTAAGTTTAGTGCTACATCTTTCATGATGACGGGTGTAGTGGGTTATCATTCCCACTACATCTGTATTCTTTTATATAACTCTACAATCTTGCATAATATGGTATAATCTTTCTATGGATATAAAAGATATGCTAATAGAAGCAGAGCATGGAATGAAAGGAAACTATGTCGAAAGTAAAATTACTCCAGATGCAGAACCTTTCTGGATTGCTTTAAAAAACAGGGTAGTAAAAGAGAAGGTACCTATGAGACCTTCAGTTGTATGTAGGTTATTGCGTGAGAACTATGATATTCATATTTCTGATAGTGCAATGACTAGATATCTTAAACTATTAATGCAAAATAATGACTGATAAAATAGATAAACTCTTAGCAGAAGCAGAGAGTAAACAAATTCAGGACTTAAAAAAAGATAATTTAAGATTATTAAAGCAACTAGATAAGGCAAAGAATAAAAAAGAAGATATGATAAATGCAGTATATGATGCTGTAAATATCAATCTTAAACTGTGGGATAAGCCAAAGATACCTAAGCCAAAGAATATTAAGAAAAGTAAAGATGAAGAGATAGCAATAGCTATACTCTCTGATATTCAATTAGCTAAGGTAACACCTGATTACAACACAGAAGTAGCAGAAGAACGTGTCATAAAGTACGCTAATAAGATAGTTGACTTAGCTAATATACAAAGACAAGTACATACAGTTAATAAATGTGCCGTCTTTGCAGCTGGCGACATCATAGAAGGCGAACTTATATTCCCAGGACAGTCACATCTAATTGATTCAAGCTTATATAAGCAAGTAACAGTTGATGGTCCTAGAATAATGACACAATTTTTTGACATATTACTTGCTAATTTCGATGAAGTAGATGTTCATTGGGTTATCGGAAACCATGGTCATTTAGGTGGCCGTGCTCGCAAGGATTATCATCCAGATAGTAACGCTGACAGAATGCTAGGAAGTATTATGTCAATGATATATAGAGATGAAAAAAGAATAAAATGGACGATACCAGACAGTACAGGAGACAACCATTGGTTTGATATTGCTGACTTAGGACCTAAATCTAGGTTCTTTATATGGCATGGAGACAATGTAAGAGGCTTTAACGGCTTTCCATGGTACGGATTTGGTAAAAAACTACAAGGTTGGAAGACATTAGCTGCTAATGGGTTAATGGTTACTATTTTGTAGGCCTGAAAGTGGCGTAACTGCAGAATATCTTGTTAAACTAGATGATGTATAGAACAAATGGATGGAGGTTATGTCTAATCCAAATGTAAAAGATAAAGCTACAGTAATGTCTGTTGAATATGCAGGCTTAGGTAGTAAACCATATTTTGTTATCGAAGTTGATGGCGAAATAAAGTTTATACCTATAGAACTAGGTTCTAATACGATTGCTGAAGCAAAATCTAGAGCTATAGAAGAATAAATAATAGGACTACTAACGTAGTCCATATATTTTTTCTCTATTTTATATTAATAAATAATGAAAAGGAGAAACGATGGTAGAAATAGATACCAATAAATTGCTATCCCCATTTCCATCTGATTTAGTGCGTAAAGCACCAGCAGGTAAGTTTGGGGACTATGTACCACACGCTAACTATGTAGAAAGACTACGTGATAGTGGTGTTACTTACAGTTGGCACTGTGAACCAGTATATGGAAGAGTAGACGGGGTTAAAAGAATAGTTGGTGCTAAAGGTACTATAACTATAGAAGGTATGGGTTCATATGATGGATTCGGAGATGTAGATACCTTCAAATTAACTAATGATAAATTCAACGATGGAAGTAATCTAAAAGACGCAGAAAGTGATGCATTTAAGCGTGCATGTATGCGATTTGGATTAGGCATTGAATTATGGAGTGGTTCTACACAGACTGAAGAAGAAGCTTCAGCTGCAAAAGGTAGAGCAGCAGCATATTCTGATAATGTAAAAGTAGAAAAAGTTGATATGCGTAAGAAAGAAAATAAACCTACAAAAGAAGATGTTGAACGTATGAACAGCATTAATTGTAGGGGAAGATGGCTAAACAAAATCTACAATTTATAGCTGACACTATAAATACTATGTTAAGTAACAAAGTAAATGACACAAGCACTATTAATAAGATAATTGGTAGTGCTAATCAATATGCTCAAGTTCGTAAATTTCCACCTAATAAAGAAGATTGGAATAATAAACAACTTGAACAATATTTTTCTTTTATAGAGAGATTAATTGATATGCCAACTGTATATACACAAGATGAATTTGATAATCTTGATGTAATAAAGAAGGTAGAGAGTATAATGGGACCTGTAGAAGATATAACTCCAGGTGTAGAACCAGCTGGTAATATGGTGGAAGAAATAGTTAATAAATTGGAAGAAAAAAAGAAATATCGTGACGACTTAAAATGTCCCTACTGTAATAGTATGGTATACGATAATAGAAATAATAAAAGGTCTGACAAAAGTCCTGACTTTGTATGTGCTGAGAATGACCCTGCTAAATGTGGTGGACATACAGGCAAATGGCGTAAGTCATGGTGGTTAGATAATAAAAATATCCCAGAAGAATGGGGAATGAATGAAGAAAAACCTGCATTGTAAAGAATGTGGAGAGATTCTAATTCAATTTAAAAAGAATAACAGTCAAGTCATTGGCTGTAAAAATCTAGGTTGTACAAAGTACAGCGTTATTATAAGAAGGAGAAAAGATGATAGTTAAATCATTCAGAGGAAAGAAAATTCCTAACACAATAAAAAGCAAAAGTCAGTTAATAAGATATGTCTTAGAAGCTGAAAGATATAATGACCCAATTAGTAATGGAGAGTTTGTATTTGATTTAATGTGTACAAGATTCGGTGGTGTATTACATGATTTAAGAAAAGAAGGATACGATATAGTAACTCTACCTGCTAAAGAAAAAGGACATTATTTATATTATTTAGTATCAACACCATCCGATTCTAAATCAATGAAAAGACAAGCTAAGAAGATGACTAAAAGACATCTAAAAGCTGTTAAGTAATGATTGGATTAGTAATTAGTTGTGCATTATCCATTCCCGTGAGTATGGACAGCATAACTAATTACATCCAATGTAGAGAAGAAAAAGCAAAAGTAATGTACGTTCAACAATGGCAACCCACTATTGAACAGTACTTTAAACAAGAAGATGTCAAACAAGCAATGCTAATTGTCTATTGTGAAAGTAGGGGTAAAGCTACTGCAGTAGGTAAAAATCGTGATGGTACTTATGATAAAGGACTATGGCAATTTAATGATAGAACCTGGGCATGGTTAACACCTAAGTTAAAGATTAAAGGTGATAGATTTAATGCAAGGTTATCAACAGCAATAGCTTCATGGTTAGTATACAATGACGGTTGGCATCACTGGAACAGCAGCTCAGCCTGCTGGAAGAAAGGTTAATATGAACGAAATAAAAAAAGAAAAAGGAAATATATTCAATACACCAATGGATTTAAGAAATTGGGCAGTAACATTAATAGGATATTTAGGAAATAGTAATACAAATACATTACCTAATACAGAAAAAGTAGACAATTTAATTCTAAAATTTGTAATGGATTACAATTTTTATTATGAAAAAATGTCAAGTCAGAATGAAGAGGAATAATGGTAATTGACCAATTAAGAGGTGGACCTGCTTTTGCTACTAAAGAACAGAGACAGGTAAAATCTAGAGATATATATGACATAATACAGGAAAAAGAAAATAAGAAATTAATTGAAAATACTATAATGAAGTTAGTAGATAACTTTGGTGGTAGAAGATTTCTTGGATTAACACCTAAAGGTAAACCTGTATTTGTTTCCTTTAATATAAATAAGACTGAATTAAGACCCAATATAAAATTTAGTCATAATTTATCTATATTAACTAAAGAAGGAGCTAAATTTGCTAATGATAGATATATGTTTAAACCTAATGAAAAGATAGAAGACTATAACATTATGGTAAGAAAACTAAAGAAAGTTAGAGGTGGAGAAGTTACTGTAAAAACTTTACAATGGCTTACAAGACTTAAACTTCTTGAAGAAATGAACTATATTAAAGCATTTGTTAAAGATAAAGTTACTAAAACTTTCTTTACATATGTATCAGATGCGATATATATAGGGGATGAAAAAGTAAATAAACATATGATACAAAAATATTGGAAGTTTCCTACAACAGGTAATGATTATTTTGTGCCTGAATCTACTTGGAAATATCCTGATAAGTTATAAGATGATAAGAGCTGCTTTAACAAGCAGCTTACATCTTTTTTTTTCGCATATAACGTTAGTATAAGATATACTAGACGGGCAATTACTACCCCTTAAAACGCAAATATGAGGCTCTCAGGGCTATTCTAATATCTTTTACTACCCTTACGACCAGTTTTATATGCTTTCTTTTTACCTTTTTTAGTTATAGGCATTTTTTTTATACACCATCCTTTTTTATTTGCTTTCTCATTTTCATTGTAGGAGAGTTAAGTACCTTCTTATACATGTCTACATATACTGAAGGTAAGTTCTGTTTAGCTAGAAAATGTTTTATTTGTTGGTCTTTAGATGCATATTTTCCATAATAACCTTTAGAAACACTATCTGCTACTGTATAATGTTTTTCTTTTCTTAATGATTTACGTTTATGTTTAGGGCTTCTACTTTTAGCCATTATTATTTTCCTCTCTTCCATTTAGGTGTTGACCTATAATTAGGATTGTTAAGATTTTTTTGTATATACCTTCTTCTACTTTCATTTTGAAGTTTAGTTCTTCCACCTTCCCACATATTAAATTGCTGTATTCTATCTTGATAATCTCTTTGATACATTCCATGACGATTAAATATGTCATCACCTTGAAGTAATCCAGTTTCAGACCTTTTCAATCTTTTTTCAGCAGCAATAACTTGACCTCTAGCGAACTTAGCCATTTTCTTATGTTGTTCTAATCTCTTTTTTAACTCACGTTCAGGCATACCATGTGTGGTATAGTCATTATATTTTTCATATGGTGCAGGCATTAGTCCTACTTACTAATTTGTTTCTTAGCGTATGTCTTAACTACTGCTAATGCAGCACCACCGCCAGCAAGAGCTGCTAACTGAATCACTTCAGCATCAACACCTACTAATGGGGCAACAGTTAAAGCACCGATAAAGGCTTCAATGAATGTCCAAGCTGTTCGCTCAATCATATCTTTCAAGTCTTCACTCATCTTATAACTCCATGCTTCGTTCCAAGGGGTCCACACCACATC